GGCTGCTGTCCTATTTTGGCAATGTAGGAAGCGCACTGGGCGGCGTTGGCACGGCAGTTGGTAAAGTATTCAGCGGAAACGCACTGACTGGCAAGGTTGGGGAGTTTCTGGGCGGCATTAAAACACAGATACTGGGCGGCATATCCGGGCTGGCTGGCAAGGCGGCAGGAACGCTGACTGGGGCTGGGTCAAAAATGCTGGGATTTATTCTGACCCCGTTTAAGGCAATCGGCGGCAGACTGGGCGGGCTATTGTCTGGCGTAGGAAGCGTGATTGCAAATAGTCCGATAGGGCGCATAGGGTCATTTATTACTGGCGGCATATCAAAGGCGGTGGGCGGCATAGGCAGTCTGTTTGCACCGATAGGAAACGCCGTCAAAACGATACTGGGACCGATAGGCAACCTTGCAAAAACGGCACTGGGACCGCTGGGAGGTATAGCGGGAAAAGTGTTGCCGATTGTCGGAATAGTCACGGCGGTTATCACAGTATTCAAGATGTTAAAAGACCACTTGCAGGAAGTGCGGGACTTCATCCAGCGTACTTTTGGAGATGAAGCACTGGCGGTCTTTGACAAGATTGTTGCGGTGATAACGAATGTGGGCGAAACCATCAAGGGTATTTTCAGTGATGGAAACATAGGCGCAGCCCGTGACAAGATACAAGAGATTTTCGGAGATAAGGGCGCAGCGGTCTTTGACAAGCTGGTTGGCATACTGCGCAATGTAATTTCCGTTGTGCAATCCATAGTGAATTTCTTAATGGCAAATGTTGTCCCAGTGATGGAACAAATATTCAATGTCATTATCACGCAGATTGTACCGGGTATCATTTCATTTGTGCAAGCGGCAGCACCCGTGATTATGGAAATAGTGGGGCAGATTGTTGATTTCATTGCAGCACTAATGCCAGTGATTGCGGACGCAATAGCAGCAATAATGCCGATTATCAGCGACATTATAACTTTTATATCAACCTATGTACTGCCGATTATTTCAGAGGTATTCACATTCATTACAGCAACGGTGCTACCCATCATTTCACAGATGATACAAGCATTGCTACCAGTTATCCAGAATGTGTTGACAACGCTAATCCCGGCGATACAAACGGCAGTAACTACAATCTGGAATGTGGTACAGCCTATCATTGCAGGAATACTGGCAGCAGTACAAGCGGCAATGCCTACAATACAAGCAGTTGTGACAACCGTTGTGACAGCCATTGGAGGCGTGATAAACGGGCTTGCAACCGTGCTGAACGGTATTATTCAGTTTATTACTGGCGTATTCACTGGCAACTGGTCGCAAGCGTGGGAGGGCGTGAAGTCCATCTTTTCCGGGGCATTTGAAGCGATAAAGAGCATAGCCAAAGGCGTTATGAATGGCTTGATTGACATTATCAACGGCGCAATAGGCGGCTTGAACAAGCTGCAAATACCAGATTGGGTCCCGGGCGTTGGCGGTAAAGGCATAAACATTCCGCTGATACCGAAACTTGCAAAAGGTTCAACATTTACGCCGGACACATTCATTGCCGGAGAAGCGGGACCAGAGCTAATCACAAACGCACCGGGGCGCACCGTATTTACTGCAAGCCAGACCAAAGACATTATGGCGGCGCAGGGAGCGGCAGCGGCAGCGGTTGCAGCAGCACCGACAGTACAGAGCGCAGCAGGGCTGGCAAGCACCGTGAACACTGCGCCTATTGTGGCAGCAGGAGCGGGCAGCGGCGGCACATCCGGCGCAGGAGGTACGAACAATGTAACTATCAACAACAATCCGACAATCGTTGTGAATGGGGACCAGCCGGACGATTTAGAAGAAAAGCTGGAAGAAAACAACCAGCGGTTGTTGCGTCAAGTAGAAAATATGCTTGACGATAAAGAGGATAAGGAGGAGCGGCAGCGGTATGAGTAGCAAGACATACACAACCATTTCCGGGGATATGTGGGACAAAATAGCCTTTGAGCAAATGGGAAGCGTATTGCAGACAGACAAGATGATTAAGGCAAACGCACAATATGCCGCAACATTTGTCTTTCCAGCCGGGGTGGTCTTGACCATCCCGGAAGTGGAAGACGAAACAGACATGGAATTGCCGCCGTGGAAAAGGGGGTTTTTGAATTAGCATGAGCGCAAAAAACGAAGCACGGCGGGTTGAATTGCGGCTGAAATTTAAGAACTGCAAACCCCCATTGAACATAAACAAATATTTAACCAGTCTTACATACACGGACGAAGAAGAAGACAACGCAGACGATTTGCAGCTTGTCTTTGACGATAGGGAAAAAAAATGGCTGGGAAGCTGGCTGAAAATCACGCCAACGATTGTACGAACAACAAAGCAAGTCAACAAAGAGGTTGCGCCGGAAAATGTGACAAATTACACGGTCAAAAAGGGTGACACTTTATGGGCGATTGCAAAGCAGTATTTAGGGGATGGGAAGAAATACACCCAGATTGCTTCTGAAAACAACATAAAAAACCCAAACTTGATATATCCGGGGCAAGTGCTGAAAATCACGGCTGGCGGCGAAGTGAAAACAACCGTTACAGAGGTAACGGAAACCGTGACACAAGCAGCGCAGCCAAAGTTGATACAAGCAACGATTGTGCAGAAAAACTGGCGTGACAATGGCAAAGATGTTGTGCTGGACTGCGGAACATTTGAACTTGACAGCGTGGACGCAAGCGGACCGCCAACAAAGATTACATTAAAAGGCACTTCAATTCCTTATACATCCACAATGCGAACGGCAAAGAAAAACCGTGCATGGGAAAGCTGCAATCTGAAAGCGATTGCAGAACAGATAGGGAAAGAAGCGGGGCTTTCCGTGATGTATCTTGCGGCGAACAATCCGACATACAAGCGAAAAGAGCAAGTGCAGAAATCAGACATTGCCTTTTTACAGAAGCTATGCAAGGCGGCAGGGCTTGCGCTGAAAGTAACCATAATGACGGTGGTTATATATGACGCTGCGGAATATGACAGCAAACCAGCAATCAAAACTATCAAATACGGCGGGAAAGATTATATTTCATATAAGCTGGGGACCAGCCTACATGATACCGCATACACCAGTTGTCATGTGTCCTATACAGACCCGGACAGCAAAGAAACGATTGAAAGCACATACACCCCGGACAGCAAAGACGGAACGGGACAAGTGCTGGAGGTAAACGAAAAAGTAAGCAGCACGGAAGAAGCACACGAACTGGCAAAAAAGCGGCTGCGTGAAAAGAATACACAGCAATTCACAGCCAGTTTCACAATGGTTGGTGATGTGCAGCTGGTGGCGGGTGCTTGCGTGAAATTAAAGGGCTTCCAGATGTTTGACCGCAAATATAAAATCACGAAAGCAACGCACAAACTGACTGGAGGTTATACAACCGACATTGAATTAAAACAAGTATTGGAGGGCTATTGATGAATGACCCAACGCCGATTGAATTAAAAAATATGGTGCGGGTGGGAACGGTACAAAGCGTTGACAAAGACAGAATGACAGCCCGTGTCAAATTTGGAGATAAAGGCGGCATTGTGTCAAGCCCATTGCACATACTGAAACGCCCGGTTTATGTTATCCCGGCAATGGAGAGCGAAAACGAGGGCAAAACAGCAGAAAAAGAATTGAAATATGATGTGTCAAATGTATTGAAGACAGAAAAGCATTATCACGAAGCCTATATTTCTTTGTGGATACCGAATGTAAATGACATGGTGCTTTGCATTATGGTTGCGGACGGTGACGGGGACGGCTTCATTGTAGGGGAGGTGTAAGCGGTGGCAAAGATAGGAAGTTTTGCAGGAAAACTTGTTTTTTCCGTATCAGACAACACCGTGCGCACCTTTGACCAGCTTTCATGGAAGACTTCTGCGAAATACGCAACGCATGACAGACACATTAAAAGGGATGTGCTGGAATTTTTAGGACCAGAGCCGGGAAGTATCAGCTTTACAATGGCTTTTTCCGTGTTCCACGGCACAAACCCTTTGCAGGAAATAAAGAAACTAAACAAGATGGTCAACAAAGGCATTACCGGGCGGCTGGTGCTGGGCGGCAGGGTGTACGGGTCTTATAAATGGGTTATTACTGGCGTACAGTCCACAATGAAGAGGTATGACAACAAGGGCAACTGCTGGGCTGCAACGGCGCAAATAACCATGAAAGAATATCCAAAGAGGTGATGGCGAATGGATGTGATAAGAGGTGACGGCAAACTGCTTGAATATATTGACCTTGCCCCGGCTAACACACATCAAGAAGTGATACAAAATATTGCGGTGATACTGGACACGGTGCAAAAATCTTGCCCCATGTTCCGGGACTGCGGCTTGCCGGGTGATTTATACGGAAGACCGCTGAATGTGGTTGAAAATATCATGGTTGGTTATATCTATGACCAGATAGAAGAATTTGAACCACGGGCGATTTTAGGCGGCATACGGTTTGAAGAAGACGCACTGACCGGGCAAATGATACCCATTATTGAGTTAGAGGGGGTGACGGAAGAAGATGAGTGATATTACATACCCAGATGTTGAATTTGTTGAAACAGACACGGAAACGGTCATTTCAAACATGATTGCGCTTTATGAAGAACTGGTGAAGCAGTCCGGGCGTGAAAATTACCAAGTACAGCCCGGAAGCCCGGAACGCATATTTATTTCATGGATGGCGGCAGTCATAGTCCAGCAGCGTGTATTGATAAATGAAACAGCAAAAATGAATGTTCCGAGGTATGCGGCGAAGTCCGAAAATGAAGATTATCTGGACAGTCTGGCAGAGATATTCAAAGACATACAAAGGTTGCCAGCTTCCCCGGCTTCCGCAACATTCAGATTTTACATATCGGAAGCCCAGAGCGGAGCAACAATCATTCCGGCTGGCACACGCATTTCATTTGACGGCGTGATTATGTTTGCAACAGAAGAAGAACTGACAATCCCGGCTGGCAGCACATACGGTGATGTTACGGGAATTTGCACACAAGCCGGAACGGTGGGGAACGGGCTTGCAATAGGACAAGTCAAAGAAGTGGTTGACCTATACGACCATTACCAGAAAGCGGAAAATATAACAGCGACAAGCGGCGGCGCAGAAAAGGAAGACAACGCCAGCTATTATGAGCGTATGCGGGAAAGCATGGAAAGTTTTTCAACGGCAGGTCCCGTCAATGGGTACATATACTGGACGAAGACAACATCCCCGGCGGTATCAGATGTTGCGGTATCAAGCCCGGACGCTTGCGAAGTAGATGTGAGGGTACTGTTAAAAGACGGGCAGGAAGCAACGGAAACCATATTGCAGGAAATAGAAGACGCTTTGAACGCTTCTGACATACGCCCTTTGACAGATATTGTGACGGTATCAACGCCGGATGAAGTCAATTTTTCGGTGGATGTGACATTTTACATAGCCCAGCCGAACGCAAACAGCGCAGCGGCGATTGACGCAGCGGTGCGGCAAGCGGTAGCGGACTATATAACATGGCAGACCGCAAAAATGGGGCGTGACATAAACCCGTCATATTTAATTCAAATGATGATGGAAGCCGGGGCAAAGCGTGTTGTTGTGACCCAGCCGACTTATGCGGCAATCGGTGACATTGAGGTTGCAAAGCTGACCACAAGCACGGTGACGAATGGGGGGCTGGAAGATGTCTGAAACAATTTACAATAGTGATTTTTCAAAATATCTTCCACAATCCTTGCAGCGTGACCCCAAAATGGTTGCATTTGCAAAAGCCGCAACAGAACAAATGCTGGAAGTTTCCGGGCTTTCAGATGATGTGTTGATATATTCACGCATTGACGATTTGCCGGAAGATATAGTGGATGTGCTGGCGTATGACTTCCATGTTGACTGGTACGATTATTCATACCCGCTTGCAGCAAAACGGGACTTGCTGAAAACCAGCGTTCGTGTGCATAAGAAGATGGGGACAAAATACGCCATAGAAAAAGCACTGTCCGCATTATACCCGGAAAGTGAAGTGGAAGAATGGTTTGAATATGAGGGAGAGCCGGGACACTTCCAGATTGTGTGTGATGTGACAAATTCAAGGATAGTGGCAAGCCTTGCGGACATTATAAGGGCAGTGAAGCTATACAAAAGGCTTTCCGCACATTTGGACGGCGTGGCATTTCAAGCGCACATACATTGCGAGATACAGACACACGCTGAATATTTCCGTTACCATACGCCATTGACCGGGCGATTGAAAGCCGGGACACATCCGCAGAGGAACAGACGGGGCGTGAATTACGGAAATGACATTGTGGTGGGTACGGAAGCGGCAGGATTTATTTTCAGAAATCCGGCAGCAGGAACAATCCCATATAGAAACATGGTATTTCATAGCCAGACAGCGCAGATTGACGCTGAAACGGCGTTGAATGTGTTTGGGTATAGAAATACAGCAGCGGGGCAGATAAACGCCGGAGAAAGCCCACAGAGAAGCCATAGAGGGCAGAACACGGCGGCAGCGGTGGAAGCGCAGGACGCAGCAGCGGCATATCACTTCACAAGCACGGCAGCAGGAACGGTCCCGGAAAGAAGCACGGTGCAGCGAACCGAGGGCGGGGCGGTAGAAAACACGATTGCGGCAACGGCGTTTTCATATTCCGTCAAGCAGTGCGGAAGCACCCGGAAATTATAGCAAAGGAGGATAAACCATGCTGACAACGCAAGCAAAAGAAGATTTCAAAGATTTCATTGAAAGAATTATCAGCTATGCGGTTGTTACGGTCAATGGGACAGCCACAAGAAAAGCTATTCACCGCAAAGAACGGCTTTCAGATGGCAGGGTGGCAATTTACATTGAGATTACGCCACAGACCGCCGCAACCATAACGAAAGTGCAGCTTTACAACACAGCAAACAAGTTGTGGGCTGAAAAGTCGGAAAGCATAAGTCTTTCAAGCGTACAAGAGGGCGCATTGTACCGCTTTGTGTTCGACTTTGTAGAAAAGGAGGTGTAAAAGGCAATGTATGAACCGAAAATCTGGCAAGACCATGTGACGGAATATGAAAACCGTTACAGAGAGAGCAGCAACGGTGATGGAACTATCACGCACACACCAGTTGAGGGCGAAGTTATCCAGCAGGGAACGCCGCAGAACGCAGCGAACTTCAACCACATGGAAGATGGTATTGGAAACAGCACGGAACTTGCGGCACTGCTTGCAATAGAGAAGATACACAGTGACCAGTCTATTGCAGACCTTAAAGGCGAAACAATAACGGTGACGCTGACCAATAGCCAGCAGTACCCGTTCAACAATTCTGAAACGACAGTTTCGCTAACAAAGGTTAGAAACCATCTTGACTATACCGTGGACGCAGAAGTTGCGGAATATTCCGGGGGATTTCCCGGAAGCATTAAGATTTCCGCAAAGCTATTAAACGGCTTCAAGGTTGCATTTGACGGAAGCGCAGCCAGCGTGACAGTCAAACTATATGTGAAAGGTGGGTTTTATTGATGGCAGCAGTTATTATCAAGAATGAGGAACGCAGGGAACATGAAGCAGCGGTGTTGCGTTCTTTTGGCGTATCTGGCGAGGTAACAGCGGCGCAGCGGGACGCAGCGGAAGTGATAGCAGCCCGCAGCCGTGAAGTTGTAGAGCAAGGAGGAAAAGAAAATGGCAAAAAATACTGGTAACACTATTCAAGTTGTCGAGAAAGCACCGGGAAAGCCGCACATTGAATATGCGCTTTCTGCCGGAAAGAAAATCACTTTTGGTGATGATGAACTGACAATCAATCTGGCTGCAAGGGAGCGTGACGAAAAAGTGACGCTTGACATTTGCATTGACGCAGAAGACGGCATTGTGATTGGCGTTGGCGGCACTGCCCAGAGATACGCAGCGCAAGTTGAAATCCCGGCAAGGCGTTATGATGTTATCGAAGACGGCGAAGACGAAATGACGGGAGAGGTTAGGGAAGTACCCGTGCCAATTCCGTTTGATATGTCACTTTGCACACTTACATTATGGGAAATGGAGGTATAAGAAATCATGGCGAATTTTGATGATTTAAGCATGGCGGTTGCTTCTTTTGGGGGCAACAACAAGGTCATTTTTGACGATTTGGAAAAGCCGTCAATCATGGTCGGCGTTCCGAAGATGAAGTTTTCTGACATTATCACCGGGGGTACGCAGGATATAGCGGATGTATTCAAGGTTGATGGCGTAGAGCGTGATTTGCTTTACATTTCAAAGTACATCAACATTGTGGTGAATGACCGTGCATATTCACTGCCCATGAAAGACCCCAAAGCATATATCAACTTTGACCAGTCACTTGCGGCTTGCCGTAAAAAAGGTGCTGGCTGGGGGCTTACGCCAAACGCTTTACGGGGCGCAATCATTTTGTGGTGCAACCGCAACAACTTTTTACCAAGGGGCAACACAAACTGGGACGCAAGCTATGAAAAGGCGTATGAAAGGGGCGTAAACACATACATTGACGGAAACCACGGCGGCGGCAGAACTGCAACTGGCAGCGGTCCCGCTACATGGTATCATGACGGCACGGTTGGCGGCATTGCCGATATGTGCGGTGATGTATGGGAATGGGTCGCTGGTATGCGCATTGTAAACGGCGAAATCCAGATTATCCCTTACGGCAACTGCATGAAGTTAGATTGCGACATGAGCGCAGATAGCACGGAATGGAAAGCGATTAAGCCGGATGGAACACTGGTTGACCCCGGAACTGCCGGAACGCTTCACTATGACTGGCAGAGCAGCAATATTGTTATCAATACGGCTACAAATTCAACTTTCAACCAGAACAAGCCGTTTAATAGCATAGCGGCACAGTCCGGCGTGAACATTCCACAGATTTTGAAACTTCACGGAATTGTCAAAGATACCAATGATATTTACGCCGCTACGGGACACCAGCATTATATCAATACTGACGGCGAGCGGCTTCCGTTCCGGGGGTCGAACTTCAGCGACGCTTCCTTCGGCGGTGTTGGTGCGTTGGACTTGGACTACGCCCGTTCCATCTCCCACGGCAGCGTTGGCTTCCGCTCCGCTTATGATGAAAAACTGGCAACTGCAAACTGATAAACTGCGGGGGCTTGCGACAGCAAGCCCCATCCACTAAAAACAACAGAGAATATAAGCGGGGTGCGATAAGTGGAAACGATAGAAGAACAGTTGCCGCCGCTGGATGAAGTGCGGGACGAAGCAACGCAGGAAGACTTCAAGACGAAAAACAAAGTCTATGAATTATTGTTGTATGCCGGACCGCAGCTTGAACAATTCCCAAAGTCGCAAAGGGTGCTTGCAAACGAAATCCGGGAAACCATGCTGCAAATACTGCGGCTGGTTGTCACGCTGGAAAACAAGCACTACAAGAAAACCACGCTGGGAGAATTAGACAATGAAGTTGATGTGCTGCGGCATTTGGTGCGGCTTGCAGCTGACCCAAACTATATGGCGAACAAAAAGCCGTGCTTGCCCATGAAGAAATATGAGCAAATGTCAAAGAAAATCAATGAAATTGGCTGCATGATAGGCGGTTATTATAAGTCTTTGAATGGAAACCCGGCGAACGCCGGAAAACAGACAAAGAAGAAATAAAAGGCTGGGGCGTTCTGCCCCGGTTTTTTATATACGGGAATAAGCCGTACAGTAGGGATTTAGCCGGTCCGTTCCGGGGGTCGAACTTCAACAACACTTCCAACGGCGGTGTTGGTGCGTTGAACTTGAACAACGCCCGTTCCAACTCCAACAACAACATTGGCTTCCGCTCCGCTTCACCCCATTTTTGCCAGATAGACAGCGGCACAAGTGCCGTTGCCCCGTGCATTTGGGTTTAAGGGGTTTATTTCCGTTTCAAAAGGGACCACGGATGGGAACTGGCGAAAGAAGATTGAATTGCCGTGAAAACTGTTAGTAGGTTGATTGTGGACCGAAAGCCAGCAGCAATGCTGGATGTATAAGTTATGTTTGAAATGAGTAAAACCAAAGTAGATTTGCACGGCACTTTTTATTTTATCAAGACGGGAGGGAAAAGGATTGCAGACCATCAAAAACATTTTCCCTTTGATTTATGATTTTGAAAATCTGCACAATGCCTATAAGAAAGCCATAAAATGCAAACGGTACAGACCGGATGTGATGGCGTACACGGACAAGCTGGAAGAAAATCTGATTGAATTACAGAATGAATTTATCTGGCTGACCTATGAAGTGGGACGCTATAACATTTTCTATGTGTACGAACCTAAAAAGCGCATGATTATGTCATTGCAATTCAAAGACCGGGTGGCGCAACACGCAATATATGCGCAGCTGAACCCGTATTTTGAAAAACAGTTTATCTTTGACAGCTACGCTTGCAGGGTCGGCAAGGGAACGCACCGGGCAGTCAACCGCTTGTATGGATGGCTGAAACAGACGGACAGAAAGCCGCAGCGGTGGTATTATTTGAAGCTTGACATTTCAAAGTATTTTTACCGTGTTGACCATGAAATTTTAATGGGTATCTTGCAAAGGAAGATTGCTGACAAGGATTTGTTGCACATTCTTTCAGTGATTATAAATTGCGAAGACACCCATTTTGGTTTACCGCTGGGCGCAGATGTGGGCAATGTTGCCTATGATGAATTGTTGGGAGAAGTAGGGCTGCCGATTGGCAATCTTACTTCACAAATGTTCGCAAACCTATATTTGAACGAACTTGACCAGCACTGCAAGCACCATTTGAAGCTGCGTTATTACATCCGATACATGGACGATATTATTATTTTGCACCCGGACAAAGTATTTCTTGAACGGGTAAAGCAGGATATAGCAGCGTTTCTGGATGAAAAGTTGCGGTTGCAGCTGAACAACAAAACTTGCATAAGACCAACAAGCATGGGCATTGAATTTGCCGGCTTCCGGGTATGGTCAACCCATATCAAGTTACGGAAGAAGACAGCAAAGAAACTGAAAAAGCGTTTGAAGTATATGTTTGGGGCATACGCTGCCGGGGAGATTGACCGGGCAACGCTTGACCGCAGTATTGCTTCATACAAGGGCATATTGCAGCACTTCAACAGCTACGGTCTGCGGCAAAGTCTGAATGGGCTATATGTCAAGGAAACGAAGAAAGAAAAAGCAGAAAAGAGGGCAGAAGCGGTGGAAAATGTAGAAGCGGTGGAAAATGTAGGGCAAGCCGCAGAAAGCCCGGAAAACAAGGAGGGACAGACAAAACATGGGAGTACAGACGATTGACCCAGCAAGCGTCTGGGAGTTAGTGAAAACGCTTCTGGGATGGCTTGCAGGAATAGGGATTGTGATTGATTTAACGCCGGGGCTGAAATTCCAGCCCGTGCGCTGGCTTCTGTCACGGCTGGGAAATCTCATAAATGCGGACATTAAGAAGCAACTTGACGGCTTGCAAAAGGAATTTACAGAATTTAAGGTGGACGCATGGCGCACGGAAATACTGGATTTTTCCGACAGTTGCATAAACCATCAAAGGCACACGAAAGAACAATTTGACCATGTTATTGATACTCTGGACAAATACGAAAAGTATATCACGGAAAACAAGCTGAAAAACGGGCAAGTGGATGTTGCCCATGAATACATTCTGGAGATATACAAGCAGTGTATGCGTGACAATGATTTTGCGCTGGACGAAGAAGACGAAAAAGCCAGAAAGAAAGCAGCGCAGACGGCACGAAGCAAAAGAAGTGGAGGTGACGCAAAGTGAAGTATCTGTTATTTTTCATTATCGGATTTATGCTGGCGGTTGCATTGTTCATCATTTACAATCTTCCGGCATTGCAGAAAAGGCGCAGGAGAAGAAAGCAGGAACTTGAAGAACACCCGGAAAGAAAAGGCGGCACAACAAAAGTGCTGCTTTTTTCAATTCTCATAACATACTACATTGCATTTGCAGTGGGCGTGTGGGTTGTTGTCTTTCAAGATGTGTACCAGCTGCAAACGCTTCTGGCATTTGTCGGCGGCGTGACGGGTGCGGCGGTTGCTTTCTACTGCTGGAAAGCAAAAGCAGAAAACTTGCTGAAAATCAAAGCAGCAAACCCGGACTTGTGTGGGTCGCTGTCTGATTTCTCAAATATGCAGTAAATGAAATGGAGGGATAGCACATGGCAAACACAGTTGACAAGGTAATAAATGTGGCAGCCGCAGAAGTGGGGTATCTGGAAAAATCAGCGGCAGCATACAAGAAAAATCCGGCAATCCTTGACGAAAAAACAGCCGGGGCAGGGTCGGACAATTACACAAAATATGGGCGTGATATGCACAAAGTATATCCGGCTATTATGGACTTTCCGGCGTATTGGTGTGACGCATTTGTTGACTGGTGCTTTTATAAGGCATACGGCGTGGCAAATGCAAAAGGGCTGCTGGGCGGCAATTTTGATGATTACACGGTGGCGAGTGCGGGGCTTTACAAGAATAAAGGCGCACTGGGGACAGAACCCAGAAAGGGCGCACAAGTATTCTTCACAAGAAACGGGCAGACAAGCGGTTGCCACCATACCGGGCTTGTGTATGCGGTTGACGCAACATATTTCTACACGATTGAGGGCAACACATCCGGCGCAAGTGGCGTTATAGCAAACGGCGGCGGGGTGGCAAAAAAGAAATACAGCATATCAGCATACAAAGGCAAGGTCATTTTTGGTTATCCGAAATATGACGAAAGCACCGGGACCGGCACAAGCCAGACAGCAAAGAAGACCGCTGCGGAAGTGGCGCAGGAAATAGCAGACGGAAAAGGCGGCTGGGGCAACAATCCACAGAGAGCCGAAAAGCTGAAAGCGGCAGGGTACAACCCGGACGAAGTGCAAAAGCTGGTCAATGCGATTTATGCCGGACAGAAGACGCAGAGCAGCACCGGGACAACCGCAAAGGCTGAAACGGTTTACACCGTGAAAAAGGGTGACACGCTTTCAAAGATTGCAGCAGCACACGGCACTACATGGCAGACGCTGGCAAGCTATAACGGCATTGCAAATGCAAATAATATCAGCGTGGGGCAGAAAATCAAGATACCCGGCAGCGGGACCCGTACTTATACAGTGAAGCAGGGTGACAGCTTGTGGGCGATTGCTGAAAAGCAGCTGGGTGACGGTAGCCGATACAATGAGATTAAGACCTTGAACGAGCTGAAATCAAATGTTATCAACAAAGGGCAAGTGCTGAAATTGCCCGCAAAATAAATCTGGAGGAAAGAAGAATGGACAATAAAACACTTTTTACAATCATTTATGCAGTTGTGACAGTGGCGGCGTTCCTTGTCGGAAAATATGTTTTTCCGAAAGTGCCGCAGGATATGAAAGACAAGTTGAACCTACTTGCAGACTGGGCGGCAAAATTTGTTATCTGGGCAAAAGAATTTCTTGACAAGAAAACCGGGGCTGAAAAGATGGCTGCGGTTGTCGAACAGCTGAAACGCATTGCAGATGAAGCAGGAATTGAAGTGACAGAAGAACAGCTGAAAGCGATTGCACAAGCAGCCTATGAAGCAATGAAAGCAGGGGAAGCAGAAGCAATCCCAGCGCAGCTGGAAGCGGTCACAGCACAGCCAGCGGCAACGGTTGTGATTAACACCACAGCAGAGAAAGTGGCGATTGCAACAGATAATGTGCCGGATGGGGCATTGCAGGAAAACCCAGACGGGACAGTGAACACCTATGACGCAGACGGGAACAAAACGGGGACGATTTCAGCAGAAGAAGCGAAAAAAGCCGCCAGCAATGTTGGAGTAATTGTGGCAAAGGAAGACAACGAATAATTTGACCGCTGGAGGGGCTGACAGCCCCACAGACAGACGGAAAGACCGCAAGTGTAAAAATATATGCTTGCGGTCTTTTTGCGTTTCTGGGCGTTTCTGGGGCTTATTCTGCGGCGGGTATCAATTCATAGTCCGCAGCTTCTTTCTGGGATAATTCCCGGCTATACTCAATATACCCCCATGCTTCACGCTGGATTTCCGGGCAGAACTGGCGGTGGTCGAAATTTACAATGTTTTCTGCGCCGTTCCGGGGATATGTGCCGATACTGACCGGGCGCATGATACTATAATACTTTTTCATGATTTCACCTACTTTCTAAACAATCTCAAAGTGTATATGTTCAAATACAAGCGTTGCCCCGGTATTTGGCGCACCGGGCAGCAGATATTCAAAGCAGAACGCTTCCCCAGCTTCACAAACCTTGCCGTCATGTTCGTGGCGGCGCATTGTCTTTCCGGCATAGTCCGGGTGATTGTTCACGATATTTGACCATTGTTTTTTGCTGACCTTATACATTTTAGACACCTACTTTCTTTTTTTGATAGAGGGGCGGCGCAGCTGCCGCCCCGGTTGATGGTTTATGCTGAAAGCATAGGACACATTGAGTATTGACCCAGAGGAAACACCGTTTCAGTGTTTCTGTATTCAGAATATTTCTTGCTGATACGGCACTTCTTTGTTTCCTTGCCGTCTGAAAGTGTGACGGTCTGGGCAGTCCGTGCAATCACGGTGTATGTCCATGTGCAGTTGTGGTCACAAATGCTTGTCATGCTGTATGTGCTGCTGATTTCAAATTTCTTCATATCCTTGTACCTCCGATTGATTTAATGCGTTGTTCCT